GGTAGCCAAATCTGCCGGGGCCGTCAGCAGCTCCACCAGATCCTCGGTCAGCAGTTCCCGGGGTTCGTCCCGGTGTTTGATATTGTGAATCAGGATCGGCTGATTGGCAAGCAAGGTAATCAGCCAAACAAGCTCACCGAGTGCCATTTCAAAGTTCTCCGACTTCATCAGCTTATCGCCCAGGTTCTCTAAGCCACCGTAACGACCAGCGATCTCCTTGGTAGCCTTGGTGGTCAGCAGCAAGGTGTATTCCTCACCGCCGATGAGAATTTTTGCAGTACGGTTATCCATTTGTTAGCCCTCCTTATTCTGTGGTCTGTGCGGCATAGGTAGGTTCATAGACCTCTTTATACCAGTTGGCGATCGTGCCGTTGGTTACCGTGGGATCGCCCTCGGTAGCCTCCACCTTCCAGGGATGGCGGTTCTTTGCGTCCACCTTGTTCCGGCGGAGAATCGTACCCTCGATAGTGGGAGTGTTAAAGGTGATGCTGTCGCCTTTGGTAGCAAGGGCAGTAGCAGGGATACCGAACACCACACGGTACAGCCAAAAATACTTGTATTTGCCGTTGGACTTCTTGGCACGGAAGCCAATAGCAACAGGAGTGCCACCGTCCTCTGCGGTAGCCACCACGACACCGTTGGCATCAATGGTTGCGCCGGTAAGGTCGGATGCGACACCGCCTCCAATGTCATCCACACCCAAGGAAAGGGTGCCGGACTTAAATTCCTTTACGATTTCCGCAGCACCGTCATCTGCATACAGAGTTGCCTCTGCCAGCTCCACAGACAGATCTGCGGTCATTGCCTTTGCCAGTTGCACCGGGGTTGCGTAGGTTTCATTACCTTCCTCATCCTCGGTGATCTTGGCGTAATACAGTTTATCAAGACCAATTGTGGCCATAGTCATTCCTCCAATTCCGGCGAGCCGCCGGTGGCAATACGTGCACCAGCAAATATGTTGATGCGTTCTTGCCGCCCGCGCTGACTGCCAATATAAATCTATAGTTCGTATGCTTGTGCCACATCCACCACATAGTGGAAGTAGCCGGTTTCGGTTTCATAACCGATGTATCTGCGGTCAGTTATTGTGAGATCCGCTGCCAATAGAGCCTTCACAACGGCGTTCTTTTCCTTTGTGTAGCTACCTTGGCAGTACAGAGAAATGCGTGCTTCCTGCACCTCCGCACCGGGAGCGTTATCTGCGTGGACTTCAAAGGTGTCTACAATCGGCACCACCACGATATACTTTGCAGGTGCTTTCTCCGTAAATACACCGGTTTCCATAGGGATATCCAGTCCGGTAAGGGCGGTCTGGACGTCAGCCAAAATACTCATAGTTTACCGATCTCCTCTTCCATTTTTTGCACCATTGCATTTCTGCAGGCAGATTTGGAAGCACTCTTGGCTGGCTTCAAAAAAGGTTTTGCAGGCTGACCGTGCTTTCCATATTCCAGGATGTTGGCAATTTTGGCATTGCTGCCGCCGTCCCGGCGAGGCTCGGCAAAACCCAGCTTAATATTGTGGTTGCCGTCCCGGTCAACCTTTGCCGGTGTAAGGCCGAGAGCGCCCTCCAGTTCGCCGGTGGAACGGGAGTCGTATTTGGTGCCGGCTCCCACCACCGAGGAGAGGTTGCTTTTGGTACGGGCAAGTACCACCTCACCACCGGCTTCCAGGACAGATTCCGCTATAGTGTCGAAGCGGCTACCCAGCTTGGACATTCGATCCAAAAACTCCTCCGGCATCTTGATATCAACTTTTGCCACTGGTAGCCACCACCTTCTTTGCAAGCACCTCCGTGTACATCCCGCGACCTTTCACATTCTCCACAGAGGTAATGTCGAAGGTCTCACCGCCCGTCATAATAACGTGGTCGGTGGTAACGGTTACCCCCGGTATGGCACGGAAGCGGAACAGATCGGTTGCTTCGGAGAAGGCGGCAAGGTTTGCCCATCTTTGAGATCCGTGCCGTCCTTCCCGGTATGCCCGTACCGAAGCAACCGCATCATAAACCGTGGTTGCGAAGCCTTCCTCATCCTTGCTCTTTTTCAAAACAACGATGTCGATAAAGGTATTCATGTTCCCAAAGCTCATAACTACACCTTCCAGTTTCGATCCAGCCGGAGCAGCATATTTACGGTGTTCCACACCTGCTGTCCGGCTTGGACATTGTCTGCGAAGAAGCCACCGGTGCTGCCGTCTCGAGACTCGTAAAAGTGGGACGACAGCATGATAATGGCTTGCTCCGTGGTGGCCGGCATCGCATTCTCGGAATAGTAACCTTCCGGGATATGCTGATAGCTTTCCGCATAGGAAATGGCGGCGGTGATAAAGCTCTCCAGCAAGGGATCGTCAGCCTCGTGTTCCAATATTAAGTTTTGCTTGACCTTTGTCAGAAGTACGCTCATCACCGCCACCTCCTGTTATTAGGCAGTAGCCATCTGCAGGACCTTGATGGCTTCAGGCAGGATCAGCTTGGCATCCACGCGCTTGGTAGCCAGGAAGCCGACCTGACCCTTGGCTGCGTACAGCTCGTTCAGGCGGCGGAAGGTGATGCCTTCACGGTCACCGATCCAGTAGTAGGACAGATCACCAAAGGCAACGGACTTCTGGCCGGCACCGATACCGGGGAATGCGGTAGAGGTGTAAACAGGGCGACCCAACAGCATATCGGGAGTGCCTTCCTTGAGAGAGGGCTGCCACAGATACTGACCGTTCTTGTCCTTCAGCAGACGAATGGCATTGATGGTGGAATCGTTCAGCAGCCACACAGCCTTGCTACGGTAAGGAGCGCGGAGGCTGTAGTACAGATTGATGATGTCATCGGCGGTGATTTCGGTAGCGGAAGCAGCGGTCACACCGACTTCAGCACCGGTATCAGCATCCAGCAAACCGGTAGGCTTGCCGTTACCATCACCGGTAATAAAGGCAACTTCCTCGGCGTTGAGGATACGCTTGGTAAACTCTTTCTGGAAATAGCCCTCCAGATCAAAAGCAGAGTCGTTGAGCAACTCCTCAGAGATCTTGATGAGGGCGGTCAGCTTGTGTGCGCCGATGTGCTGCTGGCCGAAGGTCTCGGTGGTCTCGGGGATCTCGCCGGCTTCCTCCACCCAGTTTGCAGTACCATGGGAGGTCACAACGGGGATCTTGTGGACGCCACAGGAAGTGACAAAGGTGTGTGCCAGCTTACGAACCACCATCGCATCGTTCAGTGCGGTGATTAGGTTCTTTTCGTAGGTATCGGGCACCAGATAACCACCATCAGCGTCCACGCCAACGCTCAAGGCATTACGAACCTCAACGCTGGTCTTGTTCCGCATCTGATTCCAGAAGGAAGCCTTGTAGGTATCAGCTGCTCGGCCGGTCTTGGTGTCAGCCTTGGGGGTGGTCGCAGAAGGCTTGGTGGTAATGGGGGTGGAAGTGGGTGCGCTCATCTGGCGGTCGATAGCCTCCTGGCGCTCCATACGGTCGATCTCGGTGCTATAGTCCTGCACCTTCTTTTCCATCTGAGCGTAGGTCGCGGCATCCTCGGCGGACATCAGGCCATCAGCGTCCCGCTTGGTTTCAACGAAAGCCTTGGCGGCTTCCCATGCCTTGTTGCGCTTCTCGCGCAGTTCAGAAATAGTCATAATAAATTACCTCCAATTTTTGATGAGATTGAGCCGATCCAAAAGGTCATCGGCTTTGTGTGTACGGGTGGGTTCAGTAGGTTCGGCTGCGGTGGGTTTGGGTGCGATGCGGCACTTGGCAGCCAGCTTCTTCTTGAGGGAGTTGACTACCTTTGCTTCGGAATACAGCATAGAGACCGCAGGAGGCTCAACTGTATCCGCGGCATCACGCTTCAGGATGCCATCTGCAAAACCAAGCTCCACAGCCTTATTGGCATCCATCCAGGTCTCTGCGTCCATAAGGTGACTCAGCTTTGCCCTGGATAGACCGGTCTTGATTTCGTATGCATTGATGATGGAATCCTTCACGCTTGCCAGCATCTCGATTGCCTTCTGCATTTCCGCAGAGTCGCCAAAGGCAATCGTCATGGGGTTATGGATCATCAGCATAGACACGGGAGACATCAGCACCGTGGTGCCGGCCATTGCAATGACAGAGGCAGCGGAGGCGGCAATGCCGTCAATCTTGACGGTTACCTTGCCCGGGTAGTCCATCAGCATATTGTAGATTTGAGCTGCCGCCACACAGTCACCACCGGGGGAATTGATCCATACGGTGATGTCACCGGTGTCAGCCATAAGCTCTTCCTTGAACAGCTGGGGGGTGACATCATCGTCAAACCAGCTTTCCTCTGCGATGGTGCCGTTGAGATGCAGTGTTCTCTCCACCGGCGTCTGTTCCGCTTCCGGTGTCATCTCCGGATTCGTCTGCGCCTGGTTGATCCACTTCCAGAACTTCTTCATCGGTTTCGTTCTCCTTTCCTTCAGTTGTTGGGGTGATATTCGCAAAGGCTCCCGCGTTGCCCATAGGGAGCATATTGCCGTTAATTAGGTACAGGTCGCCGCCCTGTTCTGCAGGGATACGATCCTGATTCTCCAGCTCACGGATGTCATTGGCAGACATCCAGCCGTTCTGTCGTGCGATTGCATAGCCATTCATTCGGCTTTGGTAATCGCCCCGGAGCAGACCTTCCAAATTGAACTTCACAAAATACTCCTGTTTCTCGTCCGGAGTCAGCAGAATCCGCTGTATGGATTGCTCCCAACGGACGACCCAGGGATCCAGGGTGTATTTCACGAATTCCAGAGATTGTTGCTCGATATTAGAAAAGCTCGACTTTTCCAGGTCACCCACCATATGGGGCGGCACCCGGAAAATTCGAGCAATTTCATTGATTTGGAATTTGCGGGTCTCCAGGAACTGTGCTTGCTCCGGAGATATGGAAATGGGGGTATATTTCATGCCCTCCTCCAACACCGCGATCTTGTTGGCATTGCCGGTACCGCCGAAGGTGGATTGCCAGCTTTCCCGTACCCTCTGCGGATCTTTGATTGTACCGGGGTGTTCCAATACACCACCGGGGGCAGCACCGTTTGCAAAGAACTTGGCACCATACTCCTCGCAGGCAATTGCCATGCCTATGGAGTTCTTTGCCATTGCAATGGGGCTATAGCCCACAAGGCCGTCAAAACCTAGACCTGGGATATGCAACACATCTTCCGGTCGAAGGGTTACGGTACCACCTTGCAATGTGGGAGCATCCTCCTGGGAGGTTGTGTATTGGTAGTACAACTGACCCTTATCGTCTCTGTCCACTGTCATGCGGTTGGGCATCAGCGGATACAGTGCAATAACCTCATTCTTGCCGTTGCGAATCACCTGGGCATAGGCGTTTCCCCAAAGCAGCAGATGGGTCATAAGGGTCTCCCGGAAAATGTAAGAACTCATTTCCGGATTCGGTTCATCGTGCAGAATGCGATACAGTGGGTGGTCGAGAGCCTTTTCTTTGCCGCCGTTTTTGGTGTATCGGTAAAGATGCAACGGCAAACAGGCAATAGCTTCTGCCAAGATCCGGACGCAGGAATGCACCGCTGTCATTTG